TTCGGCTTGGGCATGGTTGATACCCGCCAATGAGCCACGCCAAAACTTGACAGTGCCTTTACCACCAGAAACAACCATGCCCAAGCCGAAAGTAAACTCCGCAGAATCAAACCGGGCAATCCCATACGAACCGTCAGCAGTCGTCGAAGTCGAAAAAATTAGCTCAAGAGTAATATCCTCATAATCGGTCAGAACCAACGCAGGGGTAGACCAACCCGAAGCAACAATCGCCGCACCACTCAACGGGGCTGAACCCGTAGCAGAATCACCAACAAGAGAAGCCGCCGACTGAGCAAAAATACCCGCACCCGTCGTATCAACCCAACCCAAATTAGCGGGGCGAGAACCAAACCCCTGCGCCTGATTCGCCGGAGAGGACTCCCCAAACTTCCACCAACAAAACGGGTTAAAAGCCGCAGTCTCCAAATCCCAAGAACCCTGCAAAGTCAACTGATTCAAAATTTTGAACGCATCCGAAGCCGTAACAACCACCGTAGCGTCAGCCGGAAAATTGTATTGCTGATCCCAACCATCAACCCAACCAAAAAACACGCCAAACGTTGTGCCCCCAGCGTATTGTGCGCGAACCCGAACAGGGCGACCAGGAGTAACCGCACCAAAATACGGCCCCGCCGTATACTCAGGGTCAAACCGGCGGTCAGCATTCGACAACGTGATACTCGCCGTACCAGTGCTGAAATCGTCAAGCTCGTTATTGCGGCCTCGATTAGTTGTAACAGAACGCACATACGCGCTCACATCAGTCCACACAATGTCAGTAAGCAACCCATTCAAGGGAACAGTGTTCGCGCCCGAAGTCGTAGAAAACCCAATCTCCACCGTCAACACAGTGCTGTCATACAATGTGACGCTCATACTGCAAGCCTCGTCGTTCCCCGACGCGAAGCCCGTGAAATAGCATCCAACACCACACGCTCAATAGCCGCAGGATCACCAGCAACCGTGTTAACCGTCACGTTCACAGTCTGACCGCCTCTCATATTGCCCATCCGATCCAGCGGAATAATAGCCTCCGGCCCCGCCTCACCAACCAACAGGTTAGATGTCGGCCTCATAACAATGCCACCCTCCGCCATCGGAGTTTGACGACCCATCGCCGGACGAATCCGAGCGGGCAACTCAGAAAAGCCAGGCAAGTTCATCGGCTGACCAGTAATAAACCTAATCGCCGTCACCACCCGATCAAGTGCAGTTTGGAACGGGAACAACGCGCCCATGATTGCATCAATGACACCCTTAAAGACTCCGCCAAAATCGCCAAGAGCCTCCTGCGAATCACCCAACCACTCGTTAAACGCAACACCAAAATCGGTAATCGCCCTAATAACAAAAGCAAGATCAGTTAAAGTTTTAAAAGCGTTCCCGGACTCTTCAGCCATGCCACCCAAACCTTCTGAGCCAAGAGTCACAAGATTATTGAAGATAGGCAAAAGCTCGTTTAAAAGCGGCAGAGCGTCATTCGCCAAATTTGTCATCGAGTTAAGCACATCCGGCAAATACTTGAGCATCTCGGAAAAGCCTGCCGAAGCATCCTCAATGAAAGTAGCAAACTCAGGAGAAGCCACAAACGCGTCAACGGCCTCCTGAATAATCGGGATAGCCTCTTCAAGTGCAGGCAAAAACGCGCTACCCAAGTTCTCTTGGAAGTCCTCAAGAATGGCTTGCAGTCTCAGAAACGGATTAGCCGCCGCCTCCGCCGCGCCCTCAAAAGTCGTCCCCAACTCACCAAGAAGATAATCCTGCGCCGCAATCTCACCATTAGTCTCAAGAATCTGATTGTAAGCATCCTTCTGCGCCTCAGTGAAAACAATGCCCTGTCGAAGCAACTTGCTCAATGCTGTTGACTCGTCGCCCGCGACCTTAACAAACGCGGCCCCAATGGACTCCACCGACTTGCCCGTGCCCGCAGCCACATCCAGCGCAACCTTCGCCATATTCTTTAGGCCATCAACACCCTTACCCGCCAACTCCGGCACAGCAATAAACCCGCGCAAAATCGAGTTTAAAACCTCATCGTCAACACCAGTCAACTTAGACAACGCCGTAGTGTACGAAGTCAGTTCCTTAACCGCGCTTTGAACCTCACCAGCAGTCTGCCCAAACGCCCCAGAGTTTTTTGCAATCTGCTCAAGCGATCTAGCAACAGATTCACTCTCAGCCGCCGCTTTGATAGACGAAATACCAAACGCCACAGCACCAGCAGCAGCAGCCGCAAACGCCGCACCCGCCGCGATACCAAAACCGCCCGCAACCTTACCGAGCTTGTCAAGACCTGAAGTTGCCTGACCGATACCCTTCGCGTCAAACTTCGAAAGAATATTAAGACTGATAGGCATTAGCGATCCATTTCGTTCGTTATCCTGCGCTCAAACTTGTCAATGACCATCGAAGCCGCCCGGTTCAACAACTGTCGTTGCTCCCAAAAATACTTCCACGCAATACGGTTTCCGCCCTTGCCCTTCAACGGGCCGAACTTCTGCACCATGCGCGCAATCAGATACTGACCTTGCGTGCCACCAGGCTGAGAACCGCCCCACTTAGTACGAGACACCAACGACTGACGAACACGCGCCCGAGGATTACCCGCAACCTCCGCAGCCATATAACCAGGCGAACCCTTCGGGCTTTCCACCTTGATAGAAAACAAAGGCGTTATATCGCGCGCTCGAGAACCAGCCAAAGCGATAGACACACGAGTCTTTGCCCCCTCCCACTTCAACGCATAGGGTGTGTAACCGCCCATGCCGGTCAATGGGGGAGTGACCGAAATGCGAGACTTGATAGTACTCGACATATCTTGCGCAGTGCCCTTCAGCTCTTTGCGAAAGGCAGAAACGAGCTTAGGGTCAATGTCTTTGAGGCGCGCAACCATTTCGCGCACGCCCACAGCTTCATAGTCAAACTTGATCATCAAAGACTCCCTACCTAAGTTTACCGCCTAGGAGCGAGGCCGATGCTTAGCGATAAGATACTTCTCCATCGTCCACAACATTCGCGGCGACAACTGCACAAGCTCACGAGGACTAATGCCCGTCTCGCACGCAATCACAGCAAGATTCCAATGAACCGACGATGCGCCGAGACCCGCTATTTTTTTACTTCAGGAACCTCAACGGCACTAATCGTCTCAGCGTAAGCCTCAAACTCAAGCGTGGTCTGCTTCGTCCGGGTTTCAGCCTTCCACGCAATGAACACCAGCCAAGACAAGCGCACACCCTTCTGGAAGTCGGCAACACTCTTGTCAAACTTGTCCTCGAACGCCATAAGGTCAGACACTATCGCCGTCACTTCACGGCTTTCGCCGTCCACGAACTTGATAAGTAGGTTTATGGGATTCATGGCTAGACAGTGCCTCGCGTGATACCAGCAGTGCCGGCAGTCGGCCAAGTAACGTCGCGTGTGGCAAGGTCGCCAACGGATCCGCTAATCGGGTTTACCTGCGATACCAGGAACACACCAGTGTAGGAAGGGTTACTCGAGCTAACAGTTCCGCTTGTGGGACGAACGACTACCGTGGCGTTGCTGTTAAACAAGTTCCAGATAGTCGAGTCAACAGCGTCAGAACCTGATGTGCCAAAGTCGTTGTGGAAAGAAAGCGTGACGCTTCCATCCTTCAGACCGCCAACACGAGTGCGGAAACCAGAACCGCCAAAGGCCGTTGTCTCAACCTCATCGGCAGAAAGGTCAATGGTGACGGCAGCGAGGTGGTCGCTGAAGTCCACGCCATTTATGGAAGTGGTAACGCTGGTCAATACGAACTTTGGCATTTTTTATTTCTCCATTATCATTCTGCGTAAACTTGAATCAAGAAGTCGGCGGCAAGATATGTTTGCTCACCTAAGTTTAGCGCACCAAGCGTGCTCATTTCGGAAAGGCGCACATCAAAAGCCGCCCCATCAAGTTGCCGGTCAATTTGCACTGCCGTCTTGATAGACCGCTCACCGTTCCCCGCATACTGATCAAGCAATCTCTGCGCGTTTCTCTCAGCCACACGACCAACAATCAGTGTCACCGTAAAGTTATAGAGCGTCATGCCCCGGTTAAAGTCCAAATCGTAAGACACGTTATTCAGCGCGATCACCGCAATAGGTGGTGACGGGTTATCCGGAATTTCCGCCGCAACCCGCAACCCGCTAATCGTGGCAATGTTCGCCGCCAACCCGGCACGAATCTCAGCAATAGCCACTAGCCAGCACTCACCTTACGGAACGGAGCCACGAGAGCCTCCACGTCCGGGTCAAACCTGCCCACACGCATACTGCCGAGATCATTGCTAATCATTCCCAAAGGCGCATCCAAACGCTTGAACAAACGCATAGCCAGAATCACAGTAGCCTGACGGATAGCCGCCGGAACAGCAGACCAACCAAACACACCCACAACCTGAATCAAAGCCTCAAGTTCGTAAAACGTACCAACCGAAAATGACGGCATCAAGTAATTACCCGTCGCGCGAATCCTTGTGAAAGGCGTAACAAGACCACCGGCGACACCGTTTAACGGCTCGAGCTGGTAATCGCTCGTCGCCCAGGTGATGTCATACGTCACACCGTCGCTGGAACTCTTCAGAGTCGTCACAGAAATGATGTCGTCAGTGGTCACTGTGAAAACATTTGTC